GGCAGCACCACCACCGCGTCGCCGCTTTCCAGGTGCGTGCGAAACGCCAGGTCTTGCAACTCCGCAAAATTCTGCTGCCCAGCCGCGTCAGCGTACTCGCTCCCGGCCCAGAGCTGGAACTCTCGCTCCACTTCTTCCTGCCAGGCCTCTGCAGCTTCATCATCCAGGCCCAATTTATCCGCGTCGACGCGCGAAATCATCCGCAGGCCGGAACCGATGACGTTTGACACCTGCGTTTCAATCGCGCCGCCCGCGATGGGCGAATTCCGCGCCAGGTCACGCGAGCGCGCGCGCAGTTCGCGCATGTCCCGCAGCGTATCCGCGTCGCTATCACCCACCCCCGGCTGCCAGTACACCATCCGGTCGCTGTACCCGGCCCCGGTGTACCCGCCGCCCGTGGTCATCGCCATCATCCCACGGGCGCGCACACGTTTCAGCCCCCACTCAGGGCTGATAGCCGAAATGGCACGGTCCAGCAGTGTCGGCGGTGGTAATTTTTTCATGTTCAATAATTCGGGCGCGGCACAATCGCAGCAGAACGGCCGGACGAACGCGCAGACAGCCGCTTCACGCGCATGTCCCACACGTTAATCCCCTCCTGAATCTCCTTCAGGTTCGCCCGCCACAGCTCGCGCCCCTCGATCTGATACCGCTGCCCCGACAATACGGCAGTTTCAGCCGCCAAATATGCGTCCAGTTTCGCCTGCGCGATTGCGAGTGTAATTCCAGCCATTTCGACCCTTATTTTGCACGCTTTTGCGTCTCAGCGGCCCGGTTTTTGCGATTTCCCGCCCGTTTCTTGCCCAGCATGCGGTAAATCGTGGCCCGCGATAGCCCGACCTCCTCCGCAATCACCGCCACCGGCTTGCGCTGGCGCAGCCCCGCGTCGATCTGCTCCAGTGTGACCGGTGCTTTCGCCTCGATCCGCACCGCAGACCCACCAAACTCGTTGCGCAGCGCCGCCTCTACGCGCGCGATGGCCACATGATCCATCGGCGCAACAGTGCCAATGACGTGCAAAATTCGCCCAACAGCGTCCGTTTTCATTAACCGCGCCTCCAGCCAGACAAAGAAAGCCGCCCAGGGGATTGCACTACAGCCGGCGGCAACTGTTCCGCGTCCGATTCTATCGCAACAGGCACCGCCTTTTGTAGCCTGTCAGCCATTTGCCCCCAAAACGTCGCGCGCGCGTGCCGCGTGTACACGTACTGCAGCGCCGCCAGCGCCATGCCCTCGCAGTCAAGCACCTCGTTTCGCGCGTTGTCCTTCTTCACCCACACCCGGCGCGGGAAACCGTTCACCAGCTTCGTGACCTGCTTTTCCGCCGTCAGTTGCTCGTAATACTCTGCCGATAACCCGACCGGCCAGTGGTACGTGCCAGGCCCCGCGTCCGTGTTCTTCAGCCGCTGGTAAATCGTTCCCTTCGCCGTGTCCGACCCATACGGCCACAGGTCCACACCCTTCTTGATCGTCTGGTTCCGCCGGTTGATGTCCTGCTTCGTCGGCTTCCCCAGCAACGGCTTGCCCGGCGTGCTCATCCCCTTCAGCGCCAGCACATGCCGCGCGCGATTATCCCGCGCGAACTGGTACACCACGTGCGTCGTCTCGCCGTCCCCGGAATCGACCGCCGCCGCATACGTTCGCATCCTCGCCCCACTCGCGTGCGTAAATTCCATATTCAGCACCGTCAGCACCTCCGCCCACAGCTCCGGCCGCTGCGGGTCGCCGTGGATCACCGCGTAATTCACCAGCCACGACTCCTCGCCCGGACCCCACGCCCGCTGCACGATCTCCACCCGGTTGCGCTGCACGTCACACCCCGCCGTGATCACCACCCCGCGCTCGGGCACCGTCATCAGTTCATAGCCCTCGGCACGTTTCGACAGCCCCTCCGCGTCCAGGCGCGCGCTGTACGCCTCCTCGAACGGCTCCCCCAGCGTCGTATTCACAAACGTTTTCAGCAGCGCCGGGTCTTTGCTCGCCAACTCAAACTCTTGCAGGATTTCGACCCACGTTTTCCAGCCCGCCGGCGAATACAGCGAATTGATGTGATACCCCCGCGTCACGCCGTCGCCCGTGGAAGTGGGCACCCACTTACCCGCTCGCAGCATCGCCGTTTTGTGCCTCTCCTCGATGTGGCTCCCGCATTCCTCGCAGACATATGCCGCCTTCGTGCGCGCCGCATCCGCCCACACCAGCCGGTAATCCTTCGCGCGCGCATCGCTCTGGTCGTCCGAGTACCCGCGCCAGCGCAGCCACTGCTCATGCCCACAGTGCGGGCAGGGCACAAAATATCGCCGTTTGTCGCTGCGCTCATACTCCAGCTCGATGCGGCTGGTTTCCTTTTCGGTTGGGGTGGAAACCAGCAAAATCTTGCGCCGGCTGAACGTCGTCGTCCGTTTTTCCGCCAGCGCGATTGGCGAACCTTCCCCCTCCACGTCAGACGGATACGCGTCGACCTCATCCATAAACAGCCATTTAATCGGCATCGACCGCAGGCCAGCCGCCGAATTCGCACCCGTCATCATGAACACGCCGCCCCGAAATTCCTTGCTCAGCAGCGTGTTCCCGCTGTCCCGGCTGCGCGCCGGCGACACCAGCTCGCGCAGGGCAGGGGATTCGTCCAGCATCGGCGCAATCCGCTGCTTGCTCGCCTTTTCCGCGATCTCCACCGTAGGCAGCACGTACAGCATCGGCCCTGGCGCATGGTGCATCACGTAGCCGATCCAATTATTCCCGGCCTCCGTGCCACCGATCTGCGCCGACTTCATGAACACCACCCGCTGCGTGGGGTCGTACACACTCAGGCTGTCCATGATCTCGCGCAGGTACGGCGTGCGATCCGTGCGCCAGCGTCCAGGCTCTGCCGACGCCTTGCTGGACAGCATCCGGTGGTCGTCGCTCCACTCGCTGACCGTCAGCGCAGGATCTGGTAACAATCCCTCCGCGAATGCTTCTGTGTATTCCATCAGTTCGCAGCGCTTGCCTGCCCCGCCAGCATCAAACGTCCAGACAAACCGCCCAGAACGATCCTTATTTCATCCGACAGACGCGCGTGCACTTTCGCCGGGTCCGTCTCATGCGCCAGCTCGTGCGCGATCCGGTCCGGCAAATTCAGCAGGCCATCGCGCACCGTGCGCGCCACCTTGAACGCCTCCGCCTTCACCTTGCTCACGTCAGCCATGCGCCCGCTTCTTTCCTCAAACTCCAGTTTCGCCAACCTCGCTTGGTACGCCTCGCGGATCGCCCGGCTCTGCGCGTAACTCGGCCCCCCGGATCGTCCAGGCAAATCGTCACTGCCAACCGCCGCAGATTCTGGTGGTGCCGGCGCTTCGTCCGGCTTGCCACTGGTCGCCAGCTTCACATCCGGCACCGGGTCAGCCTCACGCCTCGGGCTGCCACGGCTCCCCACGTGGCTGCGCTTGCTCGTGTCGCTATTCGCCAGCCAATCCGCCTGCGTCTGCGGCCAGGCCACCAGCGGCCTCTGGCTCCTCTCCGTGCGCCCCGCAATAGTCACGCGCCCGGCCTTGATCGCCTTGTGCACCGCCGTATCACTCACCCCCAGGCGGCGCGCGGCCTCTCGGATGCCGATTAGTTCGCTCATGGTTTACGTGCAGATTCAGACACAATGCATGGCACCGTATACCGCCAATGCACTTTGTGGTGGATGCGCGAGTGGTTACTTCCAAGCACTGATATTTTTATTGAACTGGGCTGATACATCACTGAATAAAATGATTTCACATATGTGCCAGAATCCAGGTAAATATCGGTCAACCCGCCTGGATTTGTCTGCGTTTGCTTTTGCTGCAACGCTACCCCGCCAACTGTAATAAACAGTCCACCGCGTGCGCCGTTTGCCGTGTATGCATTCACATCTTCATTTATTCGTCCAAAGAATTTGAACGGCCTGTGCACACTGCATATAAATGAATTCATGGCCTTGCGGCGCAATTTGCGCCAGTATCCAGGTGCTGATCCGTTCGCTCCGCCTGCAAAATCACCGCCCTGTGCCATTGCAATCGTCAGTGCCGGAGTCGAAATGTAATAATCCAGCATTGCGTCCAGCACTGCGTCCAGGTCGCGCACATTGCTGAAGCAATACTCACCATCCTCACCCCATCGGTGATTGAAGTTTGAATAATCGTCGTCCAGGACGATAAAGTATTCCACCCCCAGGTCTCGTGCGATATTCCAGCATGCATTACGTGCAAACACTACGCCCTGCGCGTCACCCCTGTTATCACCCACGTCCGTGTATTTGTAAGCCTCCGCCTTGTCGAATATGTAAACCTCATCCCCGTACATTTTCAAATAATCGTCTGCCTGTTTGTCCTCGTTATCAATCACAATAACGATTCTACCGGTGTATCCGTGCTTTCGCATGGTTTTGTACGTGTAAACCCGATCCGCCCGGCCGTGGGTCAAAATGAATGCGGCAAAACTTTTATGCCGCATCTTCCATCACCTCGTCATCCTCGCTCGCTTCATAGTGCGCCGAATAAATCCCCATCAGCTTCTGC